CTAACACATGGATTTATTCTTATCCCATAGTTAAGGGTATATGTTCTATCTTCAAGAAGGAAGTGGGTGTTGAGCACTTATGCTACGCTACCACTACCTCATCGAATAATATCTTCCCTGATGAACTATATCCGCAGGTCAAGCGAAGTCGAACCTATGAGTATAATTATAACAGTGGTAGGAAAACAAACCGTAAGGTCTTTTTACTACCTCCGTCATGGTTATTCCCCTACTTCTTTAGTCTGATGGGTGGCCAAGGAAAGACGGTGTTCACTGGGTATAAGGAAGGAGAAGGAGTCGACAGTCTTGCTGCCGATACACTCTCTAAGTATTTCCGTGATAACTTATGCTTACCAGTAAGTAATGAGCATATGGAATTGGCTGCTGAACGTGTCTTAGAAGAGGAAACTGATGATAAGGCAACGGTGGAAAGGATGGAAGCATTGAAAACTAAGGCTCTCAGTAAGACTGACAACTCGATACTGTGGGGCTGAACAGTATGGATATTTTCAAAGCGGTAGGCGATTTTGCTGAGGCGAATCACTATGTAGATGTCGAGGACAAGATTCCAGTATTCTTATGTTCGATAGGTTCTCATATATTCAACGGTATAAACAAATGTAGCATCTGTCCATTCATACCAACAGGTGAGGATGATGAGTTTGCTATTGATGAATGTATCTTGCGTCACGATAAGATGCCCATATACACACCTATGAGTCACGTTGCTGATACGAGACTACACATCCTAATGCGTGGGGCTAAGGGTAGTGGTAAGTCTGTCTTACTACAGTTATTCCTAGCACCTGGAACTGGACTACTATATCACCCACATGCCTATGACTTCGGACTTGGGTTCCGAACTGACATCGGCCCCAACTCTATTACCGAGGCTGGTATGTTTGGCAGCGTCAATGAAGACGGCGAGATTATGGGTCGACCACTAGCGCGTGAAATGTGTGGTGGATTCTTAGGCTTTGAGGAAATGTCCTCACTGATGGATGCGGGTAAGAAGGATCACAGTTTGGATATGAAAAACCAACTTCTGACTTCGACTGATAACGGTCGTGTCAAGAAGGCTATGAAGGCTGGTTGGGTTGAGTATCTAACACGTTATACTATCTGGGGCGGCACACAGCCGGGTCGTATGGATTTGGAATCAGGCCTTGACCGTAGGTTTTTCATTATTGATATCGAGATGTCACCGGGTAAGGAGTTGGCTTACAAGCGAGCACAGACCAGACAGGCTTCGATTACAAGCGAGCATCGACTTGACATGGCTGACAGAATACAGGCTATGCAGCAATGGTTTGTCAAACGTGCTGCCGAAGCAGTCATGGAACCACCTACAGGGATTGTATTCTCTGAGGAACTTAACGAATGGTTAATGCAAGATGAAGTGCGTGGACATGAGGCTGATTTATTCCGTCGACTTTGCATTGGGTATGCAATGATGCGCCCGACATGGATAGGTGGCACTGAACTAATTGTTGATTTAGATGACACTCTGCGCAACTTACTGAACATGTGTTTGAAGATGAGGCGCAATGTTATGGATAGTGATATCAAATTAATTAAGACAGCGTTCTGGAATAGCGAAATGTCTCGTAGTGCTTTGCTCAAGGAAATAGCAAGGATGATTACTAATGGTGATTATCAGGCAGCGAAGCGATGGGCTGAGGAAAATCTTCTAAACCAGTCTTGGTATAGTGAACTAAAACCCACTGTCAAAAAGCGTGGGCCTAGGGGTGTTACAGTGTATATTGGCTATCGTGACATCGAGGTAGCCGCTACTCAGTGGGGTGATGAGCAATGACTAAGCGCGTTAGGAAGCGATTGATCCCAAACAATAAGTCTGGTATGCGTAATGGTTACGCTAGGTGGCGTGACAGAGCCGTATTGTTTATCAATGATAATGGCCCTAGTTCAATGGACACGCTTCTGTCTGATATGCGTAATGCGAAAGGGCGACCGATGCAGACATCACCAACACGACATGCTGCTGCTAATATCATGAGGTTCGATAAGCGATTTGTTAATTTGGGTAAGGAAGAAGTTAAGACGACTTATGGAACTTACCCTGTTAATATTTATGATATTGATTACACGAATGAAGAAGTTATTAAAATGATAGGTGATCGAAAATGAAATCAAGACGGTTAATAGAAGAGCGACTAGATGGTGAAGATGAACCTAAAGCAATCAGGGTTCTCAAGTGGGTGTTACAAACACCTGAATGTCCACTCTGTAACCACGCTATGCGTAGTGAATTAGAAGGTAAGTTACATCGTGATGAAATGACTTACTCTTTCCTTGAAGCCAAGATGAAGTGGCCGATAGGTGTTGTTCAACAGCACATGGAAGAACACATTCAGTATGACCCAAGGGAGTCTTACTATATCGAGCAGATGCGTAGCGAATCCATAAGTACACTTAACGTGGCTGAGGATTTGGTGCAGCGTCTTGTTGGCTGGGTAGATGAACTTGAGCAACGCAAGACTGTAGAAGGACTAACTTCCGAATGGATTACTGACGCTACCAAGTTACTAGGTCAGGGTCAGGGGTTCTTGAAATTGGTTGGTCAACTCAAGAAGGAAATCGGTGTCGACTCACAATTACTATTGGCAGATCGTAAAGTTGATTCTATCATGAGTGTCTTAGTTGATGTCCTTCGGGCAGAGCCTAACTACCTAGACCAAATTGAATTGCGATTGGCTGCCATCAAGGAGCCTACGCATGTCCAATATTCTGATGCTGAGTTTGAGGTGGTAGAGTGAAGAGGGAATGGGATTGGATGGATGAGGTGTTGACTAATGGTCAAAGGTAAGAAGTGGCGTGATGGCCCTCACCACTCTCTCTGGAGTCGACCGATATTCAAGGATGAAATACCAAAATTGGTTCAGGCTATGCAGGATGATGGCTTAACTTGTGTCTTAGTAGAAAACTCTAAAGGCCACCAATGGTATATGCAAGACTACCCGATTCACGCTAAAGCCATCAGGGAGGTTTGGGGCATTAGCCTCCATCAATGGCCACGTATTATGGATTGGATTTTGATTAACGATCCCTTTGGTTGTGAGTGATATGGGTATAGTAATATTTACTGCGGACGATGCAAAATATCGAGATAATAACAGCGTTGTTATGCGAGGCACACTCTCTACTTTACCTACCGTTCCTGATACTACATTCATATTGCATAGCGATAAGTTTAGCGAGAAGGATGTTCTATACTGGGCACCTATTATTCCCTATCGTTTAGTTGTAGTGACTAGTAAACCTCCTACTCTAACTAATGCATCTACTGAATATACTATAGTTGATTCTAATCTCAACGTCAAGAAGCCTAACTTCCGCCGACCTATTGACGGCTTATTCAAATGGGGCAACCGAGTGCGTGTATGGAATATAATCAAGTCAGTCCCTCTAACATTAATTTCCTCATTCCTTCGTATCAACAGATCATTCGATATCAAACTAGGTCGACGCATAGCGCGTTGCCGATATACTTTGCCTGATGACTACCTCTATGCATCTATTACCTACAGTGTAGAGCCGTCGCACGACAATGTTGAATGGCCCAAGAAGGGGCACAAGGCTTATGAGAAGCCGATGTTCTTTCGTAAATCAGACAAGTATGCTGAGGCTATAATTTCTGGCAGTCCAGAAGTCGCTAATGACTTAAGGGCTAACGGCGATGAACTACCGAAGGGAGTTAAGAAGAAGGCGGAAAGGACAACTAAGTGGTTATAATGGTAAAATTATTTGTATATGGAACACTGAAGCGAGGCGGGAAACTGCATAATGTACTGGGGAACTCTGATTATCTGGGTGACTATCAAACTGAAAAGCGATGGGTATTGGCTGACTTTGGGCCATACCCAGGTCTTATACCCGGTGAAGATGAGGTCAAGGGTGAGTTGTATGAAGTTGACGCTGTTACTCTTAAGCGAATAGATAGGGTCGAAGGCGCACCAACATTATTCAATAGAAGTCATGTTAATATTAGACCTGTCGATGGCGATGATTACCAGTCAGTCGAGACTTATATCTTTACTAACGTAAGTAAACTGTGGGACTATGACAAAACAACGGAGTGGGTAATATGAATACTGCTTTCGTAGCAGGGATGATTATTTTTCTATTCGTAGGTGCTATCGTCGAGGCATTAGATACAGGTTGGAATTGGTTGGACTGTGCTGTTGAGCGCGACCACATTAAAAGGAATAGTCCTAGTAATGAAGGTGAAGCAGAACTAGATTCAGGTGTGGCTATGAGTATGTGGGGATTGAACAACGATTAAATAACTCTCTATAGTGTCCCATAGGCATGTCAGCGAACAATAAGCGTGTTCGCCGTGCTATTCTGACTATACTTTGGGCTGACGGCCCATTGACTAAGGAGACTCTAGCGGATCGTCTTCAAACATATAAGTCGGTGCGACAAGTCCCTTCACCTAATAGTCTGTCGGCATTACTATGCAAGAATCCGCAGATAGTAAGTGTTGGTGTGGAAAAGGTTGAGTCGATATACGGTAACAAGACTACTCATATGCTTTTTGACATTGATCGTTTCTTAATACGAGATGAAAGCGAAATACTATTCACACTACCGTATAACATTATGACTCCCGCTCAGAAAAAGCAGGCTACTAAGTGCCCTACCTGTGGGCGACGACGCATACTTTTACCTAATGAAACCTCTTGTTTGTGCTGCATCAGAGCATGAGGTAATTATATATGGAGTCGATACTCACGGTATTTTATGACCGAAGTATGGGCAGTCAAACACCGACCTTCAAATCTTGATGAGTTCCAAGGTCAGGAACACTTGGTTGATGAGATGCGAGCCATCATGCATGACGGTGCTCCTATGCAGCACTTCTTATTCCATAGTAAGGAACCCGGCACAGGCAAAACCACTATGGCTGAAATGTTAGCCAAGACTTTAGGTTGGTCGATACATAAATACAACGCATCGTCTAAGCGACAGCGTGGTATCGAGTTCATAGAGGAAGAAATATCCCCTATGTCTAGGCTAGGTCAATACGAAACTATCTTTTTCTTAGACGAGGCTGATCAACTTACATCAGCAGCACAGTCCGCACTCAAGGGTGTCATCGAGGACGCTCAGGGTTACTTTGTTCTAACCTGCAACGACCTTAACAAAGTCAGTCCGTGGCTTCAATCTCGATGTGCTGTTCGCACGTTCATGCCTATTGCTGATAAGCAGATGAGTGAACGATTATTCACAGTTGCTCAGGGTGAAGGCATAAGTATTTCTGACATACATCTGGAGCGTATTGTTAGAGCGCATACTGGCGATCTAAGGAATGCCATAGGTGCATTGCAAACTTATTCCTGTATTGAATCATCTAAGCGTGATGAGTTTACGCTATCTATCGACAAACCTTTGGTTGACGCTGAAAAGGTATTGCGTTTATGTTTTAAGGAGGCCGCTGTTGCTGAAGCAGTAGTTGAGATGGGGCCACAGAACTCACTCAAAGAAGCCATTGATATTGTATTCCGACTCGGCATCGAGTCCCAAGCCCGCACCGAATCTAAGTTGGTGTTGGTTGACGCTGCTACACAAGCAAGGCGTGACCTCATAGTAGGCGTTGAGCCTCAATATGTGGTCTGGGATTTCTGTCGCCGCTTATCCGAAAGGGTGAACCAATAAGTATATAGGTAGGCGACGCTGAGGGGAAAATGGAGGCAAAAATATGTCCAATATAGAAACAAGTATGGAACGAATAGCAAAGAACGTGGGGTGCGGCACTACCGCACTACGAGGAAGAATGGAACTCATTCTATCCGAACAGAAAAGCACTTGGACTGAGGCAGGTAAGGATGATGAGCAATGCACATTGCTCGCTCTACGTGTTGCAGGACGACAGATTAAATCTGAGAACGACAAAGTTAAGCGTTCAGGCTGCACTAATTTCGAGGGAATGTTTTTAACATCGCCACGTTATAAAGACTGGGCCGAGATGTCTTACAAGAAGATGGCTAACACCTTGTCCAGTGGCGACGAGAACATTAGAAACGCTCTGGTAGAGCAAGGTAAAATAGTAGTCTTTGAATACGATCCTGAGACTGATGGTTTTACTAAGCACAGTAACCCTAGTCTTGACCGTAAGGATGACTTCGTTGCTGGTAGACATGAGACAAATGTTTCTGTCTTACCTAAAGAAGCCGTTGAAATCGACAGCAATACTCACTACTACTTAGTATGGAACGCAACTACACCGTTGTTCCCAAGTGGCGATAAGAACTTCAAGTATGGTGCTCCACGCCCTCAAAGCGAGAAAGAGCGCACTTGTTTATTCTTTGGTCGCTCATCCACAGGTGGAGACTGGAGCACTTGGACTTTCCGCTTTAGTGGCGCCCTTGCTGAAAACTCATGGCCTACTTACACACCCGGAAATATCGGTATGCGTCCTGCTAGAAATGGCTCTACTGCATACGGTAAACTCAAGGTTTCGGCATTTGTCTCTAATGAATCATTAGCAGAATCATTCCCTGCTGACCCAATGGCTATTGTCAAAGAAGAAGCAAGTCAATGGCTTGAAGGTGGACTACAAGACCTAGAGTCATATTATGAAGCACATAACAATGACAAGGACTGGTGGGATCAATGGGTTGCTACTTCTACTGAAGTTGTTCATATCGACCCTCGCGACAACGGCGGATATATTCTTACCGTCGGTGACAGTGACATCGAGAGCATGGCACCTACAGTCGACATCTATGTAGACGAGAAAGAAGGTGACTCAATCAACTTCGGAGTAGGCTCAGAATTACTAATCGTTGGTTCTCCTTGGAAGAACCGTGACGGTGAGATGCAACTAAGTGTTACAGGCTGGTGGTGCATAGACTCCCTAGCCCCTGTTGAAGTCGGGGGCTGGGACTAATGGCTTGGGCGCAACAGTCTAAGCCTGAGAAGTCCGAAGGGCCTACTTATGGTAGGGAATACTATTCCGATATCTTTAGTAAGACTAGGACAGGTAGCCGCCCTGTAAGGATGGCTCTTGTAGGTAAGGAGAATTGTGCTAAGACAGGGCTTGCTCTGGACATAGCAACTTCTTTATCTCCTGAGAAAGACGTAGTTGTTTTGGACTTCGATAGTAGCGCAGATAATACTGCTATGCACGTATGTCCTGACGCAAAAAACCTACGGATCATTCCCCTGTTCGATGAAAGTGATTCTAGTATCTTTGATGAAGATAACAATACTAACTGGATGGCTCTGGTCGAGAAGGTTAAATGGATTACCCGCATAGTGGGTGAAGAAGCCAAAGAAGGAAAGATTGGTGCTGTCGTATTCGACGGTGGTTCTACTTTCCTAAAGTGGTGTGAGTTTGTTATGACCGATACCTTGGTCGCCAGAGGCGTAATCAAGGAAGAAGGCGACTCCTTCAACCAAAAAGAATGGCGAACACGTAACCAGTTGTTCAAGGATGTAATTAATCGTATCAACAGTATTCCTGTTCCATATGTATTCTTTACTTTCCATCTCAAAAACATTCGTGAGTTCATGGATATCGGTGACGGTAGAAAGGGACTGATGAAGATTGGCGAGAAGGTCGACTGGATCGACGGGACACAGCGTTTCGTTAGTCAGCAGATGTGGCTCACACGCTACACCAAGAAAGGTGACATTGCAGCAGGTGTATCGGCTGACCCTTCTCTCGGAGATAACGACTGGATGATAAAGTGTCGTGTCGAGGAAATGAAAGGTCGTAACATGGAACATCTCGGTAAGGAGTATGTTATCCTAGAAGTCCGTGACGGTAAAGTTACTTGGCATGGATTACCCTTTGGCTGGGGTGATGAGTGATGGGTTACATGAAAGTGAACAGGGCTGCTCTTGAGCGTGTCCTGAGAGCCACCAAGCGAAACCAATTCATCAGCGGTAAGGAGCACCCACAAGTAGTATCTTGTATTCTCCGTGCCGTTGGTGACAGGGTGACTACCACTAGTATAGTTAAAGACGGCAAGACTAGCGTTGCCAGATTTAGTTTTCCAGGTGACGGATTCCCTATCAACATACCAGTGCCAGATATTGACAGGCTCTTAGGGGCTTTGAAGTATCATGGTGTAGAAATTAAACTAGATGCTAATGATGACAAGTTAGTTGTTAGGTCTGGTAAGAAGCAGACTACTATGAGTGCCAACAGTGAAGGACGTGCATTCCCAAACACACAGACTACAATCGCTGAGTGGGAAAGTAATAGTATCGACAGGGCCGATTCCTTGACACAAAATGGTTACAAAATGAGTGATGGTGAAGTAAGAAAACCATTCTTCATGATGACTATGGAGGGTGAAGATTTATTCGACGCTCTCAGATGTGATGAGATGAACGGCCAGCGTATGAATCGCTATACATTTGAACTAGAAGATAATGTTTTCAAGGTTATTGTTGGAGATCATCTGAAAGGTAGAACCGAGATAGTTCTTTCTGATGATGTTATGTCTGATACTGACTTCACTGCTACATTTGAAGGTGGGCTTGAGTATGTGTTAAAGCACTACAACTGTCCCGTTAATCTACACTTCTATGACTTTACCCCCGAGGGACAAGGTTATCGCTTGTGTATATGGTTCACAGAAGATGACTTCGTATTCCAAGCGGGGGTGCTGTGATAACATACCTATGCTTAACTCGCACTGAGGAAAGCGCCGTTATTTCTTTTGCACAGTATCTTAGAATACCGTTCATTAGAACAAAGAGAACTTACTCTGTTAAGATAGCCTGTTTATGGACTCTTATGGAGAATGATGAGGCGTGGTTTTCCAGTGAAGGTTTTGCTAAACAGGCTGAAACTTATATCCAAAGGCACTCACTCAGCACTACACGTGCTGGTCAGTTTCTAGGTATGATGTCCAGATGTGGTTATTTAGCATCTGACAGTGAAACCAAAAATTATAGGATCTGGAAGGTAAGTGAGCAGTTTAAGGAAATGAAATCAATTTGGAAAGATGATAGAGCAAGTAAAAACAATTAGGAATTGGTAAAATGAAAATAATATATGAAGAAAATGAGATAGAATTAGATGTACTTCTAATCGGTAGGCAAGGAAAAAGAACTTTCGATATCCCTGTAGGTGATACTACTATGAAAATAAATATCGACTACTCCATCACTGATGGGCAGAAGATGTATAGGGAAAAAGCATGGCTCACTAAAAAATACATAAAGGAAGGATTGAGCATGAGTAGTATCGCTGCTATGTGTAGCGTTACTCCTATGACCATATGGATATGGTTGGACAAGTTTAATATCGAGAAGCGATCCAGAGGCACCCATAAGGCGTGATGGTATGATTGTTGATGGCGGCAGAGGCCGTCGTGTAAGGGTGCGTTATCGTGACCCTGATACACTTGAGAGGGTTGAAGAAACTATATCGGATCAATATCCATATTTCTTTGCTCTCGATGATGAAGTGGCTAAAGTCAGGTGGCCCTATGATGCGACTGTCGTAAGAACAGACAGTGGTTTCGAGGGCGTGTATGGTGAAAAACTTTCTAAGGTTGTCGTCCGTGAGCCAAGGGACATTGGTATTATTAAGCGCAGTAACGTGCTATCCCAAACTTGGGAGGCTAATATTCCGTGGGGCACTAGAGTTCTTTCGGATCGTATATCAGCAGGTAAAGAAGCATATCGCTACTATAATCACAGGGTATGGTATTTTGATGCTGAGTGGAAGAGCGAGTCAAATGAAATTACGATAATGACAGTGTATGATACATACACAGAAAAGCGATATACTTGGTTCACTCATCCTGATTACGAAGCAGGAGACTACGCTAGTGTCCCATGTAAGGATCACCCTGAAGGTAAATCAGAAGTTACATTCGATGTGCCTGCTAAGTGCTTCCCTAATGAATTAACAATGCTTAAGCATTTTGTAAGACATATGCAGAAGCAAGACCCTGATATCATAGCGGGTTGGTTTCTGGTCACAGCAGATATCAAGACTCTGGCTGAGAGGATGAGTGCTAATGGTCTTAATCCATCACTACTCTCCCCGTATAATCGACACGTACACAAATACAATTGGACTGAAAAGCATTGGGCGCAACCAATACCCGGTCGCATCTGCATGGACTTAATGGTATCATTCGGTAAGTTGTGGGTATTGAAGAATGGTCAGTTGCCCGGTCAAGGACTAGACGCTGTATCAAGACACTGCCTAAACGAAAGTAAAGTAGAACTATCTAATGGGCACGATACTTACTATACTGACATCGGGACTTATCTCGACTATAATATTCAAGATGTAATGCTACTACCTAGATTAAATAATCTTGTCAACTGCATTGATTACTACACTTCCCTCCAACATTTCTGTCAATGTGATTTTGAGACAGTGGCTTTGACTACTGGTCTAGCGACAGCATTGTTCTTACGTGATGAGGATTTTGTCGGACGCATTCCTACGCAACCACAATTTCCTAAAGTTAATTATACTGGTGCTGATATTCAGGAGCCCATTCCAGGTCTTTATTCTGGCACTGCAATTCTTGATATCAAGGCTATGTATCATAGTAATGTAAATCTGCATAACATATGCTGGACTACTCTGAGTGATGACGGTAAGGATTGCGGTAATGGGATTTGTTTCGATCAGGATGAAACAGGATTGTTAGGTCGCACTATGGATTACTTGACTATTAAGCGAGATGAGTACAAACTCAAACTAAAGGGCGCTACTACAAAATCTGATAAGAGCAAGTGGGATGCTATGCAGTTTGCAACTAAGTCTCTCATTGCTTCCCTATACGGGGTATCTGGTGATGCTAGATATGGACTATACAATCCTAATATAGCCGCTGCCATTACATACACATCACGACAGACGTTATTCAAACTAAGGGATGAGTGTGTTGAGCGTGGGCACGATGTCATATACGGACACACAGATTCTATCTTCTGCTCTGTCGATAGTCCTGAACAGGGCTTCGCTCTGAACACAGAATTAAATAAAGCAATGGCTCCTATCGAAGTTGAGTTTGAAAAGTTTGCTGAGTCTATTGTTCTTAAGGCCAAGAACCGCTATGCTGGTAAGATAACATGGAGTGATGGTAATTATTTATCCGATCCTGATTACTACATCAAGGGGATAGAGGTAATACAGGCACGTATGCCACCAGCGATGAAGAAAAGTATTATGGGTGTGCTTAGAGGTATGCTTGATGGTGACGATGAGACTACGATTACTGACGAAATAAGCACACGTATAATTAAATATGTAGCCGGTGAGCAGTGGGAAGATTTACTCATGCAAGGTAAGTTGAAAAAGAAACTCTGGGAGTATAAGACGCTCTCTGGCCCTTCAGCCGGTGCTGAGTGGGCACTTCATAATCTCGACCATGAGTTTAACGTCGGGGAATCATTCTTAGTAGCACTCGATACCAGAGGCAGATACTTATCTTTCCCGAACTTAGATTGGCTACCAAAGGTTAAAGAGAAGGCAAGTATAGGATATGAGATAATGGCAAGGAAGTTCATTGTTGACAAGGCTCAGGACTTGTATGAAATCGTAGGTTGGAATTACCAACCATTACATAATGCCCTTGAGGGTAAATCAGGAGTTGAGTGGCTATGAGTTACGACATACTACTTGGTGATTGTGTCGAAAGCATAAAAGAAATGGAAGATCAATCTGTCCATAGCGTAGTAACATCTCCGCCTTATTGGGGACTACGTGATTATGGAATGGGTAATCAATTAGGTTTAGAGGAAACGCCAGAAGAGTATGTTGAGAACATGGTTCAAGTGTTCAGCGAAGTACGTAGAGTTTTGCGTGATGATGGGACGCTATGGTTGAACCTTGGGGACTCTTACGCAGGTAGCGGAAAGGGGGCTTGGGATAGGGAAGACATACAAAAAGAAGTTTATGTGCCAAAACCGGGAGGGCAACAGACAAAATGCAAAACACCCGGACTGAAACCGAAAGACCTTGTTGGAATCCCTTGGCGTGTCGCTCTCGCTCTACAAGCAGACGGTTGGTATCTGCGACAGGATATCATCTGGCACAAGCCAAACCCTATGCCTGAATCTGTCAAGGATAGATGCACAAAGACACATGAATACTTATTCTTACTCACTAAGTCTCCTAAATATTATTATGACAAAGAGGCTATAATGGAAGACGGTGTTATTGCTGCTGGTACTAAGGCCGCTAAGGGTAGTGCTGAAAGAGCATCTATCAAAGGCGTCAATGCACGTCCCCCTGAGTATAAGATATACAGTGGAAAGCGTAACAAGCGTAGTGTTTGGACTGTTAATACGAAGCCCTATAGTGGTGCCCATTTTGCTGTTTTCCCTCCCGAATTAATCGAACCCTGCATCCTAGCAGGGTGCCCTGAAGGTGGCACTGTTCTCGATCCCTTCGGAGGTTCAGGAACTACGGCTGCCGTTGCTATCAAGCACGGCCGAAATGCTATTCTCTGCGAACTAAACCCTGACTTTGCTGAACTTGTAAAGGGTAGGGTTGATAGTATCGTAGGGTATGAATCCGAAAAGGTAGAACAGGTGAAATGGTTATGATGACAGTATGTGAGATTTGCGAAAGAGATAATTGGGAAGGTATGATTTGTGGTAAGCACAAAGTATGCAGTAAGTGTGTACACCAATTGATAGATGAATATTTCAATAGGAAAAGTGATTAAGTGAAAACACGCGGTATTCGATTTCGCAATTGGGCTTTTGACTATATTGCCTTAAATGGCCCTCAAACTTCAGACGCTTTAGTAAGTCAGGTTAAGACAGCAACAGGGCGTAACGTCAGGAACAAACCAAGTATATTTCAAGTGTGCCACTGGATGCGCGTGGATCAAAGATTCGATGCTATCGGCAAATCCAATACTGGTTCGGGTGGCGGCGTTGTAAAGATTTGGGGCATAAAAGATTATAAGGAGTCGTAGGTGAGGGGTAGTTATGAGTCGCAAAGACAAGAAGATGACAGCGCACCAACTTACGCAAATGGCTAAAAGCAATGCTGAGTTGATTGGGATAACCAATACGAGAATTGATTTCATGGCTGAAGCAGTTATGGGTGATTTAGAAAGATTCAATATGTTAATGATGGCTATGTTAGAAGAACATGACCATATAAGTAAAAAGAATTGCCTACAGGCAGACTGTGGTGCTGAGTTCTCTTGGATAGATGTCGGCAAAAGATTACCTGAGCCGGACTTGTGCCCAGAGTGCAATAGTGCTGCTGTTCAAGCCAGTATGCAAGAAGAAGAATGATTAAATAACATAAGGGGGGTATAAAAGATATGGCCAAAGTACTTGTTGTCAGTGAAGAT